CGGCAGGCGATCATCTGGTGGCGCCGTGCGACGTTACGGAAGCCGATCAGGTTAAGGCGCCGCGCGATCGCGTCGCCGAGAAATACGGGCGCGTCAACGTGCTGATCAACAACGCGGGTAGGGTGGTGCAGGGCCGAATTCACGAGGTGCATCCACTATTTTATGCCCAACCTGCTGAAAACCTAGGGCGGTGTCCGGCCTTGACGGCGACTAAGGCATGAACGTTTATAACGCGGCGAAAGGCGCAGTCACCAACTTTACCCGCTCGCTGGCGATGAACTACGGCGCCGACGGCGTGCGCGTCAACGCTATCTGTCCCGGCTTTACACTGATCGACCTCACGGAAGATATGAAAGATGACGAGCCATTGCTGGAGCGCTTCTACGAAGATCGCATCCCGCTGCACTGTGCCGGTCAGACGGACGATATTGCCAGCACCGTGCTGTTTATCGCCAGCGACGACGCGCGCTATATCACCGGCGTTAAAGCGGCGCGCTATAGCGCGAGCCGGCGATCTCAGCAATAAACACCGGCACAGTGGAGGATCCGCCGCCGACCGCGATCGCCAGCAGCAGGCGTATGGCGATCATGATCTCGACGTTGGGCGCGACGGCGGCGCCGATGGCGCCCGCGACGAAAACTAGTGCCAAGCTGCTTAGGGTGATGCGATGGCCAAAGCGATCCGAGACGTAGCCGCTCAGAAACGCGCCGACCGCAGCGCCGCCGACGTTCCGTACAGATTTCCGTCTTACCCTTTGCAGCCTGCATCGCCGGTCCTGAGCCGCACGGTATGGTTTGTCGATCACATTTTATTCAGACGAGGTTATTGAATGGAGTCAGCATTATTTACCAAAAGCTGGAGCGCTGAATATGTCGCCGACGATGCCGTTCACTTTCGTCTCTGGGCGCCTAGTCAGCAGCAGCTTACGCTGCGCCTTTACGACGCCAATACGCCGATGCGTTCGGCTGAGCATGGCTGGTTCGAACTGCTCCCTACCGGGGTCGCGCCTAGCAGCGAATATAACAGCAAATATAACTTTGTGCTGGCTAACGGCACGGTGGTTGCCTGACCCCGCTTCACGCGAGCAAAAAGATGAGGTCAACGGCCCGTCGCTGGTCGTCACTATGATCGAAGTGCTGCCGGTGTCACAGTTCGGCGGCAACCGCGGCTGGGGCTACGACGGCGTGCTGCTCTACGTGCCGCACGCCGCCTACGGCACGCCTGACCACTTCAAAGCCTTTATTAACGCCACGCACGGTCACGGGCTGTCCGTGGTGCTGGATATCGTGCTGAACCACTTCGGCCCGGAAGGCAAACACCTGCCGCTGCTGGCGCCCGACTTCTTCCACAAAGAGCGCGCCACGCCTTGGAGCGCTGGCATCACCTACGACGTCGACGACGCGCGCCGCTATATCGTAGAGGCAGCCGCTCTACTGGCTGCAGGAGTATCACCTCGACGGGCTGGGCTTCGACGCTATCGATCAGATCGAAGATACCTTAGCGAAACATGCGCTAATCGAGATCACCGAGCGCATCCGCGCAGAGATTACCGACCGGCCGATCCATCTCACTACCGAAGACAGCCGCAACGTGGTTTTCCTCCATCCACGCGATGAACAAGGCAACGCGCCGCTGTCCAGCGGCGCATGGAACGACGATTTCTACAACACCGTTCACGTTTTCGCCACCGGCGAAACCCACACCTATTACCAAGATTTTACTATCTCACACCCGGAAAAACATGTCGCCCGCATGCTGGCGCTGACGGAGCGCAATTTCAGTGGCTACCGGGAGTTGGAGACGTTGCTGCGGGATAAAGGGTATAGCATCGGTCGGGCGCAGATTTCCCGCTACGGTCAGAAGGTGCAGCGCCGCTTTGCCGCTATTCGTGAAGCCACCGAGATGGCACGCGTCATTACCGAAGGCGCGGAGGACGATCAGGATAAGCGCTCGGAGGCGATTATCGCCACCATTCAGGCCGATATCCTGATGGCGCTCATCGACGTGCGTGAGGCCAGTGATGAGGAGATGGCGCCCGCAGAGCGTGCGTCGCTCCTGGCCAGGGTGGGCAAAAGCATTGCCACCCTGACCCGCTCGTCGGTCAGTCTCAAACGCTATCAGGCGGAGGTGCGCGAGAAAATCACCGCCCGTCTTGATGAGCTGGAGCAGGAAGTCAAAAACAACGACGGCCACGTCAGCCTGGAAACCGTGCAGCGTGTCCGTCAACAGATTTACGGGATCATCCAATGAGCGCGGCACTGGAGCTTTACCCTTACCAGCAGCGCTGGCTGCTTGACCGGTCGCGCTTTAAAATCGGCCAGTTTGCGCGCCAGACCGGCAAAACCTTTACCACCACGCTGGAGCTGGTTGATGACTGTTTTGAGACCGAGGCCCGTGGCGGTCGCACCCGCTGGGTCATTCTCTCGCGCGGGGAACGCCAGGCCAAAGAGGCGATGGAAGAAGGGGTCAAAAAGCATTGTCAGGCGTACGGTCTGGCCATCCGTGAAATCGAAGGCAGCGTGAAAGGCTCGGGCAGCGAGCGTTACACCCTGCTGGAGGCAGTGCTGCCCGGCGGCTCACGCATTACCGCACTTCCCGCCAACCCCGATACGGCGCGCGGCTTTGCCGCCAATGTGTTTCTCGATGAATTTGCCTTTCATGCTGACAGCCGCAAAATCTGGGCCGCGCTGTTTCCGGTGATATCGAACGGCTACAAGCTGCGCGTCACCTCCACCCCGAACGGCAAAGGCAACAAATTTTATGAACTGATGACCGATGCGTCATTAGATACCGTCTGGTCACGCCATGTGGTGGATATCTACCAGGCGGTGCGTGAAGGGCTGCCGCGCGATATTGCCGACATGCGCGCCGCCCTGAACGACGAGGATGCGTGGGCGCAGGAATTTGAACTCAAATGGCTGGATGAAGCATCAAGCTGGCTCTCCTATGAACTGATTGACGGCGTAGAGCATGACCTGGCGGGGATCCCCGAACACTATGCCGAGGGCCCCTGTTTTGTCGGGGTTGATATCGCCACCCGTCATGACCTGTTTGTGATTTGGGTGATTGAGCAGGTGGGCGATGTGTACTGGACGCGCGACATCATTACCCGCAAACGGGCCACCTTTGCCGAGCAGGACGCGCTGCTCGATGATGTCTTCTTCCGCTACCGGATACTGCGTTGCTGCATTGACCAGACCGGCATGGGCGAAAAGCCGGTGGAAGATGCCAAACGCCGTCATGGTACCCATCGCGTCGAGGGGGTGCTGTTTACCGCCAGCAATAAACTCACGCTGGCCACGCGCGGCAAAGACATCTTTGAAGATCGCCGGTTGCGTATTCCTCAAGGTGACAAGGCGTTACGGGCTGACCTGCACAAGTTAACGCGCGTGACCGGCCCGACCGGTGCCCCGCGCTTTGTGGCCGACAGCGATGCCAGTGGCCATGCTGACCGCACCTGGGCCTGTTTTCTGGCGCTCAATGCCGCTGACAGCCCGACCGGGCCGGGACGTGTTTATTCCCGCCGCCCCCGGCAGGCTAACCGATTACTGGAGGGTTATTAATGGCACACGGACTCTATGTGACACCGACCGAATTTGTCGCCTTCGCCGACCCGCGTCGGCCACTGATGCGCACGATTGCCTCGCGCGAGCGCAGCCCGGCAGGCATTCTGGGGTTTACCCAGTGGCTGCCTAACCCGGACGTTATTCTTAAATCCCTGGGGCGCGACATCAGCGTCTACCGTGAACTGCGCGCTGAGCCGCTGGTCGGCAGCAGCATTCGCCGCCGTAAATCAGCGGTCAAGGCGCTGGAGCGGGGACTGACGCCCCGCAATGCCGACCAGGCGGTGGTGGATTTTCTGCGTAAGGTGATGGAAGGCTGGGATATCGACCGTATCATCGGCGAGCTGCTGGATGCGGCCTTCTTTGGCTACCAGCCCGCCGAACTGACCTGGATCAAACGTCACGACCGCCTGCAGGTCAGTGATATTGTCGGTAAACCGCCGGAGTGGTTTAGCTTTGATGACGGTAACCAGCTGCGCTTTCGTGCCAGACAGGCCGGGCTGGCCGGTGAATTGTTGCCGCCGCGCAAGTTTGTGGTGGCAACACAAGATGCCACCTTTGATAACCCCTACGGCTTTCCCGACCTGTCAATGTGCTTCTGGCCGGTGGCGTTTAAAAAAGGCGGCTGGCGTTTCTGGATGCGCTTTACCGAGAAGTACGGCAGCCCCTGGCTGGTTGGCAAACACCCACGCGGCACCGCCGATGCGGAAATCGACCTGCTGCTCGATTCGCTCGACAAGATGGTGGAAGACGCGGTGGCAGTTATTCCCAATGATTCCACGGTAGAAATCATTGAATCCGCGAATAAGGGGGCCTCCAGCGACATCTATCGCCATCTGATTGAACTGGCGCGCTCTGAAATCGTCATTGCCCTGCTGGGACAAAACCAGACCACCGAAGCGGATACCACGCACGCCTCGGCGCAGGCCGGACTGGAAGTCGCCGCTGATATCCGCGATGGCGATGCGGCGATGGTGATGAGTGTCATCAATCAGGTACTGCGGTTTATGGTGGAGCTTAACTTCGGTGAGGTGCCAATGCCTTCATGGGAGCTGTGGGCGCAAGAGACCATTGACGAGACCCAGGCCAAACGCGATTTGAGCCTGTCTCAGGCCGCCACGCTGTTTACCCCGCAATACTTTATGCGTGAGTACAACCTGCAGCCGGGCGACCTGCGCGAGTCTGCGGTCATGACGCCCCTGACGAACGCGGCCTTTGCCGAAACGCAATCCGACGCCGCCGGGCTGGCAGAGGATGAACTGGAGCACGCGCTGGAGAGTCTGATAACCAGCGGGCAGCGGGATAAGGCCATGGAGCCGATACTGGCTCCGCTGTTTGCCGCCGTCGAGCAGGGCCAGTCTCCCCAGGCATTAATGGGCATGCTGGCAGAAATGTATCCGCGTATGGCGGCTGACCGTCTACAGGCGCACCTGGCGCGGATTTTATTTGTGGCGAACATCGCCGGGAGGCTCAGTGCTCAACAGTAACGACATTGCCGTCTGTTTTGGCCTGCCGCCTGCACGCGCCATTGCCTACCTCCGCGCCAAGGGCTACCGCATCGCCTGGGACTGGGATGAGATGTGGCAGGAAGCGCATGCACAAGCCTTTACCGTGGCGAAAGTGATGCGCCTCGATATTCTGGAGGATATCCGCCAGGCACTGGAAAACGCCCTGGCGGAAGGCAAGACACTGCAGTGGTTTAAAAAGGAACTGACATCGGTGCTACAGGCTAAGGGATGGTGGGGAAAAACCGATACCACCGACCCCGTCACCGGCGAGCCGGTCACCGTCCAGCAGGGCAGTGCATGGCGGCTGGAGACGATTTACCGCACCAATCTCTCCCTGCTCTACAGCGCTGGACGCTGGGCCGAGCAGCAGGCCAATATCGATGATCGGCCTTACTGGATGTACGTGGCCATCCGCGATAACCGTACGCGCAAAAGCCATCTGGCACTGCACGGATTGGTTTTTCCGGCGGATGATCCGTTCTGGCAGACCTTCTATCCCCCTAACGGCTGGCGCTGTCGCTGCAGCGTGATTGCGCTCTCCGCCGACAACGTGCGTCAGCGCGGGCTGGCGGTGGGTACGGCAGCCGGTCGACTGGAGACGGCGCTCAGATTGGTCTCTGAAAAAACCGGGGAAATGAAGCCGGTGACCACGTTTCATTTACCGTCCGGTAAAACCCTCAGCCCGGATATTGGCTTTTCCTATACACCCGGTCGTGCTTACGCCCCTGACCTCGCGCGCTACGGCGGCTCGCTGGCTGCACTGGCGCGTCAACAGTGGCGAGGGCCATCATGAAAGACCTGATGCACATTCAGATTGATGCCCGCGAACTGGCAAAGGGACTACGCGACCTGAGCCTCGCCGGGCAGGACATGACGCCGCTGATGCGCGCCCTGGCAGAAACCCTCAAGACCGAAACCGACCTGAACTTCGAGGATGAGGGGCACCCGGCCTGGCAACCTTCCGTGGCCGCCCTAGCCAGAGAGGGCATGACCTTGTCGGCCAGCGGCCAGCTACGCGGCAGTGTCACCACCGACTACAGCAGCCATCATGCCACGGTGGGCAGCCACCTCGATTATGCGCGTATTCATCAACTGGGCGGCAAGGCCGGACGCCAACGCCGCATCACCCTGCCCGCGCGACCGTATCTGCCTGTGGATGAGCAGGGTGCGCTTCAGCCCGGTACCGAACAAAAACTGCTGGCGTCGGTGCTGCGCTATCTGGAACGGGCCACCCGCCGCTAACGCCTTGTGGTGCGTTTTACGGCGTTCAGGCGGGTCAGTTTACCCCTGAACGCCCTGACGGCCTTTATAAACCTTTATAAAGGCTTTCCTGCGCCCTTTTTATCACCTGCGTTGACGGTCGTCGCCTTTTAACGGCATGATAAGGGGGCAACTGCCGTTATCTGCGCATTCTTAAACCCCTTTAAAAGCTTGCCCCGTTTTCACACGCCACACTGTCCCCCTGTCTATTAACCGGAGGGGACATGAGCACACTCCATATTTTCAAAGCCGGTACGCATACCGATATGCACGGCAACAGGATCCAGTTTAGCGAAGCGGCGGTCGCGGCGATGGTGCAGGCTTACGATCCGGCGCTGTACGATGCGCCTATCGTGGTCGGGCATCCTGCGCTCGATGCGCCTGCCTACGGCTGGGTAAAAAGCCTGGTGGCACAGGGTACTGATGTGCTGGCTGAACCCCAGGACGTCGACCCGGCCTTTGCCGAACTGGTGGCGCAAAAACGCTACAAGAACATTTCTGCCTGTTTCTACTCCCCCGATGCGCCCGGCAACCCGAAGCCCGGTAACTGGTATTTGCGCCATATCGGCTTTCTCGGCGCACAGCCGCCCGCGATTAAGGGCCTCAAGCCTGCCGCGTTCAGTGAAGCGGAAGAAGGCGTGGTCGAGTTTGCCGACTGGAGCAGCACAACCAGTGCGTCACTGTTCGCCCGGCTGCGTGACTTTTTGATTGAGAAATTTGGCCGTGAAGCGACCGATGCGGCGCTCCCTGCGTGGCAAATCGACGCGCTGCGCGACGCAGGCCAGGAAAGCGACAGCGTGCGCCCGGCTTTCACTGAAAACACACCTGCCGCCCCAGCATCCCCTACACCATCAATGCCCCCCACCACTGAGGACAACACCGTGGATGAGAAAGAAACCCTGCGCCTGGCGCAGGAGAATGCTGACCTGAAGCGTCAGCTTGAGGCACGTCGTCAGGCCGACAGTCAGGCCGAACAACGTCAGCGCCATGAAATGAATGCCGCCTTTGCCGACAGTCTAGTCAGCGAAGGGCGTCTGGCCCCTGCCGCCAAAAATGTGGTGGTGGCGTTGCTGGATGCGGTTGAACGCGGCGACGCGCCGGTGGCCTTCAGCGAGGGCAGTCTTACCCAGCCGCTGGGCGAGGCGTTCCGACACGTGCTGAAAACCTCCCCGCCGCTGGTTTGTTTCAGCGAGGTGGCGACCAAGGCACGCGGTACCCCGTCAGGGCAGTCGGTGGAGTTTGCCGATGCTGACCCGGTCGCGCTGGCCCTGCACCAGAAAGCGCAGGCCCTGGCGACGTCTGAAAACATCAGCTATGAAGCGGCGGTCAAGCGCTGCCTGTAAGGAGAGAGTATGTCTGATTATCTCAAGGGGAAGCGCATCGCTGACCCGGTACTGACCACCGTCGCCCGTGGCTATAAAAATGCCGCGTTTATCGGTGAGCAGCTGTTCCCGATGGTGATGATGGAAAAGGAAGGGGCGAAAGTACCCACCTTCGGCAAGGGTCTGTTTGCGGTGTATGAGACGCAACGCGCCGTCGGTGCCGACAGCAATATCATGATCCGCGAAAAGCAGGACGCGATGGACATCGTGCTGGATGAACATGATTTGGCGGCACCGGTGGATCACCGCGAACAGGCCGAGTCGATGTTCAATGAAGAAGCCAAGGCGGCGAAACGTGCCACACAGGGGATTGCCCTGCGCCGTGAGCGGTATGTGGCCGAGCTGGCGCAGGACAGCAAAATTTATCCGAAAGAAGCCGTCAAAAAACTCACCGCCGCCACAGGCTGGGGTGCCAAGGACAGTAATCCCCTCAAGGATATTGAAGCCGGTATGGAGGTGGTGCGCAACAACATTGGTCTGCGACCAAATGTGATAACGCTCGGCGCGTCGGTGATGGCGCTGCTGCGCTTTCATCCCGCGCTGCAGGCCGCTAGCGGGGCTAATGAACGTAAACGAATCACAGAAGAGATGCTTAAAGACCTGTTCCAGGTCGACAGCGTGCTGATTGGCCAGCCGCGTGCCCTCTCCCAGGATGGCAAGACGGTCTCTGATTTGTGGGCGGACAACGTGATGCTGCATTACGTGTCCGGGCCGCAGGCCGGTAGCGATAGCGCCGATGAGCACGAGCCGTCATTTGGTTACACCTTCCGCCGTCAGGGCATGCCGATGGCCGATAAGTTTGACAGTGCCGGGGGCAAGGTGGTGAACGTGCGTTACACCGATATCTACAAGGTGGCGGTGGTAGGCAGTGATGCCGGTTATCTTATCACCAACGTCAAAGGAGCCTGAGTCATGGTGACCCAACAGGTGGTACTGACCACCACAATAGTGGCCGTCGAGACGTTAATCCAGCACCGACTGGTCGGCATCTCCGGCAAGGTTTTTAAAGGCAGCGGTACCGAACTCGGTGTGGCTGACATCGCGGGCAAAAAAGGCGATGTCGTGCCGGTCAATGTCCTGGGCATTATGGCGGTCGAGGCCGGTAGTGCCATCAGTGTCGGCGAATTACTGAAATCCGATGACCAGGGTCGGGTTATGCCGGAGTCTGCTCTGGAAAAAGGCGCATTACCGGCCTCCACGGTCGGTGTCGCGCTCGATAGCGCCACTGCCGAAGGCCAGCTTATCCGCATGGTGCGAGGTATCTGATGGATTACTGCACACCTGATGATGTGGCGGCGGTTATTCCCCGTCAGACGCTGATTGAGCTGACGCAGGACGGGATGACCATGGCGATTGACCAGGCGCTGCCGGACGTCGTTAGTGAAACGGTGGTGAATGACGCCATCCGGTATGCGGTCGAGCTGATTGATGCCCATCTGCGCGGGCGCTATACCCTGCCGCTGACCCAGGTACCCACTGTCCTCAGGGATTTGGCGCTGAATCTGGTGTGCCATGCCCTCTATCGCCGCCGCCCTGAAGGTGACCTGCCGGACGCGGTGAAGGAAAGCTATCGCGCCACAGAGAAAACCCTGGTGGCGTTGCGCGACGGCAAGCTGACGCTGGGCATTCAGGCAACGCAACGGGATATGCCCGAGCCGGGGGAATACCGTGTCCGCAGCCGGGAACGGCAGTTCGGTGGCCCTGATGGCCTGCTGGAGCGCTACTGATGGATACCTGCACCCTACTGAGCGCGGTGGTTGAACGCTTGCGCCTTCAGCTGCCAGGGCTGCATGTGGATTTCTTCCCTGAACGGCCTGAGCAGTTTCGCCTGAATCATCCGCGCGGGGCGGTGCTGGTCAGCTACGGCAAATCAAATTTTGGCCAGACGCAGGATATCGGGGTGGTTATTCAGCCGCAGACCGTCAGACTGACCGCCACGGTGGTGGTGAGACAGCTTAACGGCAAAGACGGCGCGGTGGCGGTGCTTGACCAGGTGCGCCAGTGTCTGGGCGGCTGGCGGCCACCCGACTGCCAGCGTGATATCTGGCTGGTCGAGGAGGTCTTTTTGGGGCAGCGCGAGGGGCTGTGGCAGTACGCGCTCACCATTGAGACCGTGACGGTTTTTATCCAGAACGACAGCCCCGAAGACCATCCCCCGTTAACCCAGATAAACCCTGAGGAGCAATAAAGATGGCCCTGTTTCGTTATGACGGCCCACCCAGTGGCGTCACCCTGCGTACCGGCGAGGTGCTGCAGGAAGTCCTGCTCTGGCCGGGGCGGGAGGTGAAAATGCCGGAAGATCATGAGTACACCCAGACACTGGTGTGTCTCGGCTATCTGACACGCCTGGATGCGCAACCGGTCTACCTTGAACCGGCGGCGCGTCCGGTCAAATCCCGGCCCGCCACCCCCCTCGCCGACAGAGAAGGCGGGCAAGCAGAAAACAGACAGCCCGGGCACGGAGGGAGAAAAAACATGAGTGCTAACTATTTACACGGCCCGGAGACCATTGAGGTCGAGCGCGGCCCCGTCCGGTACGCGCCGTCAAATCATCGGTGATAGGACTGATAGGCACTGCCCCAACCGGCGCGGTGAATCAACCGATACAATGCCTGTCAGAAAAGGACGCCGCCCAGTTTGGCCCGGAAATCGCCGGTTTTACCCTACCGCAGGCGCTGCGGGCGATTTACGATCATGGGGCCGGTACCGTGGTGGTTATCAACGTACTGGATCCAACACGACACACCCAGCATGTGGATGAAAGCGACCTGAAATTTGATGCACAGCATCAACGTGCCCGCCTTCGCTATGGGTACGTGAGCGCACTGGTATTGAAAAGCGCCGACAGCAAAACCACGTATCGGCGAGAGACGGATTATCAGCTTGAGCCGGTGAGCGGGACGTTAACGCGGCAAGCCAAAGGCGCTATCCCGGCAGGCGAAGCCTGTATCGCCAGCTACGATCATCTGGATACCGGTCAGGTCACGGCGGCAGATATTCTGGGCAGTATCGATACCGCCGGACGACGGAGCGGCATCAAGGTGCTCGACGATGTTTATAATCTGCTGGGCTATGACGCCAAAATTTTGATTGCGCCAGTCTATTGTACCCAGACCTCGGTCACTGCCGAGCTGGCGGCCTATGCCGACAAGCTCAAGGCCATCGCCTATGTGGATGCGCCGATTGGCACCACCTTTGCGCAGGCTATCGCCGGTCGTGGATCGTCTGGCACCATCAACTTCAACACTGCCTCCGAACGGGTGCGCCTGTGCTATCCGCATGCCCTGGTGTATGACAAGGCCAGCAACAAAAATCGCCTGGAGCCGCTCTCGCAACGTGCAGCGGGATTGCGGGCGAAAGTCGACCTGGAAAAAGGGTTCTGGTGGTCGTCCTCCAATCAGGAGATTGCCGGGATTGTCGGCATGGAGCGGGCGCTGTCGGCGAAGCTCGGGGATGCCCAAAGTGAAGTTAACCAGCTTAATGAAAACGGCATTACTACAGTATTTAACGGTTTTGGTACCGGCCTGCGCCTATGGGGCAACCGCACGGCGGCGTTTCCGGCCGTCACCCATATGAAGAACTTTGAAAACGTGCGGCGCACCGGCGATATGCTCGACGAGGCGCTGCGTTTTTTCAGTCTGCAGTATATGGACAGGCCCATAGATCAGGCATTGATTGATGCCCTGTGCGAGTCGGTCAATGCCTACGGGCGCAAGCTGATAGGCGATGGCGCACTGCTTGGCTTTCGCTGCTGGTATGACAAGGCGCGTAACACGCAAGAAGAGCTGTCTGCCGGGCATCTGCTGCTGAATTACGCCTATACTCCGCCCCCGCCGATGGAGCGGCTGACCTATGAAACCGAAATTACCGCCGAGTTTCTGGCTAACCTGAAAGGAAGCGCATCATGATAAGGAGAGGTGGACACCCGGTATTGAGTCAGCGCTACCGGGTGGCGGTGATAAGCGGGCGTGCAATAAAGGAAAGCAGAAGTGATGCGCGGGCGTGGTCTGTCGGCGGCATTAATGTTATCGAGGAGAATGCGTATGACCGGTAAAATTCAGCTTAACGCCATCAGCAATGCCAATATTTACGTTAATGGCAATAATCTGCTGGGGCGAGCCGAAGAGGTGAAATGCCCGGAGATACAGGCCATCATGCAGGAGCGCAAGGCGCTCGGTCTGGTGGGCAAGATAGAGTTGCCCTACGGTTTTGACAAACTGGAGGGAGAAATCAAGTGGAACAGTTTCTACGCCGATGTCGCCCGGCTGGTCGCCAACCCGTTTAGCACCTACCAGCTGCAGTGCCGTTGCAGTGTTCAGCAGTTTGGTAGCCAAGGGCGGTTCAATGAAGTGCCAATGGTGACCTATATGACGGTGATGTTCAAAAAGAACCCGCTGGGCACCTTCAGGCAGCATGAGGATCCGGATTTAAGCAGCGCCTTTACCTGCACCTATATCAAGCAGGTACTGGATGGCGAAGAATTACTGGAGCTGGACTACATGGCGAATATTTTTCGCGTGGGCGGGGTGGATATGCTGGCAGACTACCGGGCCAATATTGGTGGTTAGCGCGCCATCCGTTTTCAAGGGGGCGTTATCGTCCCTGTCTTCTTAATGGCGTTTAAAAGCCCCTGACCCACCCGAATGCCAGACTGTCAGGGTCAAGAAATCCCCTCAACCCAGGAGCTTATTATGCACGACACTTACCCTCTGCGTTTTCCCTATCCACTGGCCAATGGCGAGATGCTGACGCAGGTCACCGTGCGTCGTTTGACCGTGCGCGACATGAAGCAGGTACGCAAGCAAAGTCAGGATCCGTCTGATTTAGATGAATTGCTGGTTGCCAGCATGACCGGGCTGTTACCGGAAGATTTGGACAAGATGGATTTGGCGGATTACCAGGCATTGCATGGCCGATTTCGCGGCTTTGCGGGGCTGGATACAGTATCCGGGACAACTGCGTAAGGCGGAGGCGTTACTGGCGAGGTGGTTTCGCTGGCAGCCCAGTGAGATTGACGGACTGCCGGTGGAAGAATTTGAGGGCTACCTTAAGGAAGCGGGCGAGCAGATAAAGCGCGAATACGGCGAATAGTCCAAAAAAGAAAGCGAAAAAAACCTTCAGCGGCGAAAAAAGCCAGTGCGATAAAGGGGCCAAAACAGAACGCAAGAAGGGCTAAACCCAGGCCAATCACCGCTGTAGCGATGCCGGACATCATAAAAATGGTTATCCATGACTCGCTTCTGGCCACCATGGGCGCTATTACCCAGTACAGGCCATAACAGTAACATGCCGCCAGCACCATACCGATCAGCCCGTTATAGAGGTTAAGACTCGTTTCCATGGTTGCTCTCCTTATTCATTATTAGTGAGTTTACCCTTATGGCGAGTCGTTTTTCAATTGGTGTTGTCGTCTTCGCCGCCCTGCACGGCACGTTCCGGGCTGTTATGGGGAATTCTCAGCGTACACTGGAACGGCTGAGTTCGGCGACCACTCAACTACAGCAGCGTCAGGCATCGCTGACCCGGGCGGTTAGCCGATACGGCGACATTGGCGGAGATGCAGCCCGCCGCCTGAACGGTGAACTGACCCACGTTGGCCATACCCTGTCCCGACTGGAAAGCCAGCAGGCACGCCTGACTCGCGCCACCGCCACCTCGACCGCCTTGCGTGATAATCGCATGAAGATCTACGGTCAGGGACTGGAGAGCTACGGCATGGCTCGGGCGGCCTATGGTGCCGTTCAGCCGTCAGTAAAAAAGTACATGTCCTTTCAGGACAACATGATCGATATGGCGATCACGGCGGGCTTTAACACGAAAACCCGCGACGCACTGGGCAAGGATATTCGTGCCTGGAGCCTGAAGTACAACCAGACTCAGGATGATTTACAGGCAGCAAGCAGTTCACTGATTGGCAATAATATCGATAATCTGGATGATCTGCGCGCCTACCTGCCAAGTATTGCCCGCGCGGCGACGGCCACAAAAACCCCGGCAGAACTGTGGGCGCAAGCCGCTTTTACCACCAAACAATCATTAGGCATCGCAGCCAAAGATTTTGCTGCCGTACAGAACATCATGACCTATGGGGGTAAAGCAGGATCGTTTGAAATTGCTGATCAGGTGAAGTGGTTACCCGAGCTAGCCCCACAAATGGCGAGTGTAGCGCAGGGTAAGGAAGCCGTTGCGGAGATGGTGGCCGCCTTACAGGTGGCAAAAATTGGGGCGGGCAGTTCAGATAAAGCAGCGAACAATTTTAATAATTTTCTCGAAAAACTGTATGCCCCAGAAACAAGAAAACGCTTTGCCGATGTGCATATCGATATTGAAAAGTCGTTAATGCAGCAAAAAGCGTATGGCATTTCGCCGATTGAAGGGATGATGAATACCCTGCAAACCTATCTGGCGCGAAAAAGTCCGCAAGCCCTGGCACAATTTAAATCGGCGATGGCACTGCAAGACGATAAGGCACGCGATAAGGCGTTATTGGCACTTCAGCAAAATTTTGGGCTGGGTGAGCTGTTCGCCGATATGCAGATGATGGCTTTTGTCCGTCCGATGCTGGCCAATAGGGAGAAGTACCGCACTATCCGTGCTGAATCCTTGAGCACCGCCAACACCGACGTGCAGGCAGAGGACTATTCCAAGCGACTGGCATCGCCGATTGAGAAAATGAAGCAATTGATGATCGCCAGCAGTGATTTGGGGATCAGTATAGGGGAGCAGCTCACACCGCAAGTCGTCGGATTTGTCGATACGGTTGTGCCCTTGATAACGCAGATCAACTGCTGGGTTCAGGCTAACCCTCAACTTGTGCAAAGCATTGCCGGTGTGGTTGGGGGATTGCTGGCCTTTAAAATCGGGCTATTGGGTGTGCGAATGGTGTTAAACCTGGTTGCCACCCCATTTATCTCGCTTTGGAAAGGCTTTCAGACAGTTCGCAGCGGCGGGTTACTGATGTCTGCCGCTTTTAGCCGGGGTGGTAGCCTTCGCCGTCTGGCCGGACTTATGAGCAGACTTTCACGCGGCGCGTTGCGTCTGGGGGCAGTGCTCGGCGGCGGACTGGTGCGTGGCCTGATGATAGCGGGACGTGCCGTGCTGTTTATTGGCCGGGCACTGATGCTTAATCCCATTGGGCTGCTGATCACCGGTATTGCTGTCGGCGCTTTTCTGATTTACCGCTTGGGGGCCCATTAGCGCCTGGTTCAAAGCCCGCTGGGCGGATATCAAACAGGCGTTTTCCGGCGGCATCGGTGGCATCGCGGCGCTGATTATCAACTGGTCGCCGGTGGGACTGTTCTATAAGGCGTTCGCGGGGGTCATGCGCTATTTCACTATTGAGTTACCCGCCAATTTTACCGATTTCGGTCGCAACCTGATTGAGGGACTGGTCAGTGGTATTCGCAGCAAGCTGACCGCGGCGAGAGAGAGTATCACTGAGTTTGGCGGCAGTATCAAAAGCTGGTTTAGCGAGACGCTGGGTATTAATAGCCCCTCACGGGTCTTTATGGGCTTTGGGGACAATATCGTTGAGGGGGCGGCAATCGGTATCCGACGCACCACCCCAAAAACTCGCAGCGCGACCAGCGACTGGCTGGCGGCGTTGTTGCAGGCAGGCGCAGGGCTGGCACTGCCGGGTCTGCCTGGATGGCGACCCGCTTCCATCCCCGCGGTACCGAACGGGGCGGGGCCGATGGGGCATGGGACGACAGGCCAGGGCGGTATCGTGGTGCATTTTAGTCCCAATATTGTGCTTGATGGTCGGTCGCAAACCCCCGGTTCAGCGGTGCAGCAGGCGTTGAGTCTGGGTGTGCGCGAACTGGAGCAGATGCTGGCGCGCGTACTGCAACAACAGCAGCGCAGGAGGCTGGAATAATGTTTGCCGTATTGGGGGATATCCCTTTTCAGCTGGGCACCAGCTTTGATGCCCTGGACGGGACTTTTGGCAATGACTTTGCCGAGCAGACACGCATTGGCCACAAGCCGGGCTTACAGTTTACCGGGGCAAAACTGGATGAGTACCATCTGACCCTGGTGCTTCATCAGCGTTACTGTGATCCGGCGCGTGAGTGGCAACGGTTGCAGGCGGCGAGCCGTGCCCATCAGGCGCTGGCCTTTGTGCTGGGTAACGGCGATTACAAGGGCTGGTTTGTGATCACCGACCTGTCGCTGAGTACCCAGCTCTGCAGCGCGCAGGGCAGTGCCCAGGCGCTATCGGTTGAGGTAACACTGCGCGAATATACCGGCGACCCGCAAAAGCCGCTGAGCCCCCCTGCCGTCAAAGGCGGGTTGCCAAACCTGAATCAGACCCGGCAGGCGGCCTTGCCCGCGTCGGGGCTGGGCCAGACGCTGCGCCAGGCGGTGGGCTTTGCCCGGCAGGCGCAATCGGCGCTACAGACCGCCTCCAGTGTCATCCGGGTCGCACGACAGATGAAAAGTAACCCGGTGGCGGCGCTGACCCGCGTACCCGGCGTATTGACCAGTCTCGGCGATGTGGTCGCCCCGCTGGCGCAATCGCAACCCTGGCTGCGCCAGTTAACCGACACCTTACCCGACGCTATCCCGCTCCTGCGGGCGAGCGGTGAAGCGGCAACGATGATAGACCATGCCCAGGACACTCTGCGCGGCCTTGCGCCGGGCGAGAGTCAACATCTGCCCGGTGCGCTCGATACCGTCGCCGGTCTGGTTGGCAATGCCGTGACGGTTTACCAGCATCAATCCGCACCGCTGAGTCGCCTGGCCAGCCGTATTATTAGCCGGAGGAGATAATGATGTCTGCTGATACGCCTGCCGTCATGATCCATACCACCCGTGAAGGCGAACGCTGGGACACCCTGGCGCATCACTATTATGGCGACCCGCTGGGCTATGGGCGCATCATTATGGCTAACCCGCAGGTGGCCATTACCGCGTCACTCCCGGCAGGGGTGCAGCTGCTTATCCCTGTCATTGCCGCGGATGACACCGAGGAGAACACACCACCGTGGCTGCGCTAACCCCCCGGTCTGACACGATAACCCCGGTAGATACGCCTACCTTTACCCTGCACTACGACCAGAAAGATATCTCGCGGGAAGTGACGCCTTATGTGCTGTCGGTGAGCTTTACCGACCGGCTGGCCGGGGAATCGGATGAAATTGAAGTCGAACTGGAAGACAGTGACGGTCGTTGGCGCGAGGCCTGGTATCCGGGCAAAGGCGACAGCCTGACGCTGGCGATAGGTCTGGCCGGTCAACCGCTGCTGGCGTGCGGGACGTTCTCCCTGGATGAGCTGGAATTTTCCAGCCCGCCGGACAGCGTACGGTTACGGGGGGGCTATCGGCCCCGGTCACCCGCGCGTTGCGTACCCGCAGTAACCGGGCCTTTGAGGCCACCACGCTGCGGGCTATCGCCAGCCGGATAGCCAAAAAACATCATCTGCGGCTGGAAGGGTCCCTTGCGCTTTTGACGCTCGACCGGGTGACGCAGTATAACGAAACCGATCTGGCGTTTATCACCCGGTTGGGACGTGAGTATGGCTATATTGTCAAGGTGACCGATAAGGCGCTGGTGTTTTCCCATCGTGCGACATTGCGTGAAGCCACACCGCTGTTGACGCTGACGCCATCAGCGGTGAGCCGCTTTACCCTGCGCGATACACTGAATCGCATTTATCAGCAAGGCAAGGTTAAATACCAAGACACCCGCACCAAAAAACGGGTCACCGTCGGGGTGCTGGCTGATGGCAGCATTGGCACGGTGGCAGAGGAAACCGTCCCTGCCAAGGGAAGCCGAACCACCAGTGCGGATACGCTGCACATGCAAAACCGGGCACGCACCCGCGATGAAGCGGTCAGCAAGCTATGTGCCGGACTTAACCGCCATAATGAATACCAGCGCACGGCAAATCTCAGCTTGCCGGGTCAGACCCGGCTCAAAGCGGGTATCACGGTGCAACTGACGGACTTCGGTCGCCTGTCCGGGGTGTGGCTCGTCACCTCGGTGCGGCATGACCTTAACCGGCAAAGTAGCTATACCTGCGAACTGGAGTTAGGTCAGGGGCCGATTGCCAACCCGCATAAAAAAGGCAAGGCCAGCAACCCACAGAAGCTGATGGTCATCGGCAAAAAAGCCGACGGCAGTATTGGCGTGGTGACAACAGAGCACTCCGCTGAACAGGAGAAAACCCGATGAGCGGTATCAAATTTACCACGGGCACGGTGAGTGCGGTGGATGAGAAAACGGTGCGGGTACGCGTTCGTTTGCCTGAGCTGGATAATCTGCGTACTGCCTGGCTTGAGGTATTGCAGCGCAACACACAGAATAACAAGGACTACTGGCTACCGGATATTGGCGAGCAGGTCAAACTGTTACTTGACCCCTATGGCGATGATGGTGTGGTGCTCGGCGCGGTTTATTCGCAAATCGATCGACCGGCGATTGCGTCACGCGACAAACGCCGGGTCGACTTTGCCGACGGTACCTTTGTCGAGTATGACCGCAAAACCCATGTGATGGCCGTCGGCGGCACCCTCCAGACCCTGATACTGACCACCCAGGACACAGTGCATATTCAGACGCAAAATGCGACGGTGAAAGCGAGTAAACTGCTCACACTCGATGCGCCTGATACCCTCTCGACCGGCAACCTGACGGTGCAAAAGCGACTGACTTATCAGGGCGGACTGTCCGGGGACGGTGGCGCGAATATTAACGGGTCACTGGATATCAAGGGGGGTATCCAGACCAGTGAGGACATCAGAACGGCCTACACATCAGTGGATAACCACATGCATAGCAATGGCAATAATGGCACTCCAACGGGCACACCGATATAAGCGCTCGTAGGCTTTAACGCGCTTTAATACCCCCAGTCGCCCGCCTGTGTCAGGCTGCCAGTATGAAAAATGATTATGCAACGTCCGTTTACTGGCAGCCCGCGCTAAACCGTCCCGGTGAACGCGTTTCTGGGCTGGCCGATATTGCGCAGTCCATGCGTATTATTCTGGGTACGCCCTGTGGTGCAGACCTGCATCGACCCGATTTTGGCAGCAACCTGTACCGCTATCTGGATATGCCCATCGAGCAGGCCATTCCCCATGTGGTCAGAGAGACGGTCGATGCGCTGCGCCGTTGGGAGCCACGGATACAACTCCTTGAGGTAAAACCGCGTGCTGAAGCAGAGCATCTCTGGTTGCGGATACGCTGGCAGCTGATAACGGACGGCACGCCGCAGATGACGGAGGGCGCATGGCGTTAACGGACAAGAAGCCGGTATTTATCAACACCGATGCGGCGGCACTGACCGCTGAAATGATAGCCTGGTATGAAAAAGTCAGTGGCAAGACGCTCTATCCTGCGCAGGATGAACGGCTGCTGATTAACCTGATGGCTTACCGTAAGGCGCTGGTACGCCTGGCGATTCAGGATATCGCCGAGCAGAATCTGGTGGCCTTTGCCAGCGCCCCGATGCTGGACTATCTGGGTGAACTGGTCGGCGTATACCGCCTGGCGGCTGCGGCAGCCCGTACCCGCCTGCGGTTTCAGCTCGAAGCGCCTCCCGCCACACCGCTGGTTATTCCGGCGGGCACGCGCGTCAGTGCTCGCGACAGTATTGTTTTTGCCACCGATGAAGCGGTCACCCTGAGCGACACCACTGCCAACGTGACGGCTACCTGTACCGAGCGCGGCACACTCGGCAACGGCTGGCAACCGGCGCAAATCAGCACCTTGCTCGACGGCATCAACGATGCTGACCTGAGCGTGACCAATACCGAACCCAGTACCGGTGGTGCTGATCCGGAAGAGGATGCGCATCTGCGTGAGCGTATCCGGCTGGCCCCCGCGTCATTTAGCAACGCCGGTTCGCGCGAGGCGTACCGTTTTCATGCCATGAGTGCCCATCAGGATATCCGCGATGTGGCGGTGATGCGCCCGGTACCGGGTACGGTGGCGCTTTATCCACTGGTCAAAACCGGTCTGCCGTCCGACACCTTGCTGGCCCTGGTCAACGGCACATGCGCGGATGAAAAGGTGCGCCCATTAACGGATACCGTCAAGGTGGCCTCGCCGGTTAAGGTGACTTACCGGATTGAAGCGGCTATCCGCGTTTATGCTGGCTACGATAGCGCCGAGGTCATGGCAGAAGTGAAGCAGGCCGCCCGGCATTATATGGACAAGCAGGCCGCACAGCTGGGTCGTGATATCGTTCCCAGCCAGATACAAGCCACCCTCTCGGTCAACGGGGTTTACAGCGTCGAGCTGGGTTTACAGCGTCGAGCTTAAACAACCGACCCTGCAGGTGGTGAAAGAAAACGAATGGCCCTGGTGTGAAAACATCGACCTGACGTTAGTGGGGGTGGTCAATGACTGATATTACACCCGATACCCCTGCCCACGAGACCTTACTACTCCCGCCATTAGCCGACGATAGCCGCTTTCAGTGGCTGGCAATGTTAGCGGGCCGATTGCAGCAGCTTGACCTGACGCCGCTGCTGGTTTACCTGATGGATATGACCGAAACCAGTGCCTTACCCTGGCTGGCCGAACAACTGTCGCTGACCGGCGATAATGGCTGGGATCTAGCCGAATCCGACGATGCCCGCCGGGCGATGCTGAAAAACGCCATTGAACTGCACCGCTATAAAGGCACCCCCTGGTCGGTACGTGAAGTCATTCGCCGTCTGGGCTTCGGAGACGTCGAATTAAGCGAAGGGGAAGCGGCATTGGGGGAACCCCTGACCCGTACCTGGCCAGCAGAATGCCGCTGGGCGCTTTACCGGGTGGTATTGAAACAGATTATTAACAATGACCAGGGGGCGCTGTTACGCCAGACGCTGGCGGCGTTTGCCCCGGCACGTTGTGAACTGGCGGCGCTCGATTACACCGCCGTCCCGTTACGCTATAACCACACCGCCCAGTATGACGGAGTTTATAATCATGGGAGCAGCTAAGATGAGTTATTTGAAAGAATCCCCGGCATGGGAAGACGGCATTTACCAGATAGAAACCTCAGACCCGGTATTGGGTGGCCCGGAAGGCATCACCAACCGACCGCCCAGGGAGCTGGCCAATCGCACCGCCTGGCTAAAGCAGCAGCTGGAAGGCACACAGGCGGCCCTTGAGGCCCATGCCAATTCGCGCAACCATCCGGATGCCACATTGGCCGCGAAAGGGTTTGTGCAGCTGAGTAATGCCACGCACAGCGCGGACGAGAGCACTGCAGCGACGCCTAAAGCGGTGAATGAGCGGGTGAATGCGGTTGTTGACAACGCGCCGTCTGATTTAGATACGCTGAACAAGCTCGCGCAGGCCATCAGCAATAACCCAAAATTTGCCGAAAGCGTGACGCAACTTCTGAGCCAAAAGCTGGCAAAAAATGAAAATGGGGCCGACATCCCGGACAAAAATCAATTTATA